TACTAGATACCCAAAGATCACAACTATTAACACTACATCATAGACATCAGAATAACCCAGATGAAAATCCTTTAATAACGAGAGAGATTCGAGATCTCTATAGAGAGATGGAAAATATTTGGCGACATATAGAACAACTACGTACAAATGGGGTTGATCACGGAGAGACATCATTTGTCCGCCAGTGTCCACACGAGGAATGTAAAGGTTTTCTGAATGAAAATTGGTATTGTGGATTGTGTGATAAACACTATTGTAAGAAATGTAACGAATTACTCACAGATGATCATGAATGTGATCCACAAACCGTCGAAACAATGGAACTTTTAAATAGGGATAGTAAATCGTGTCCGAAGTGTGGCACAGTTATTTATAAAACAAGTGGATGTGCGCAGATGTGGTGTACAAGTTGTCATACAGCTTTTGACTGGCGAACTGGTCAAATAGAAACTGGACGTATCCATAACCCTCATTTCATAGAGTTCAAAAAGAAGACAATGTCATCTAGAGAACATGGGGACATACCATGTGGTGGTACACCGACATTTAGAGAGCTTAGATCAGTTGGTGCATCGAACAAAATACTCTCATTTGCTATAATTGTATACCAATGTGAGCGTGATCTAATGTTTATGGATCTTCAACCCCCAGATAATCTGCAACTTAGAATATCTTACATGTTAAACGAGATGAGTGAAGAGTATTTCAAAACGATACTTCAACGACAAGAAAAGTTTCTAGATAAGTCAAGAGATATTTCACAAATATTTGAAATGATATCTAATACAGGTGGAGATCTTCTAAGACAATATATACTTGATCAAGAAAAACATGACGAAATATTCAGAATCATAGAAAAACTCGTCGATTATAGTGATGAAATATTCACCGTAATTCGTAAAAGGTACAACTCTGCATTTCCTAGAAAATTAATTCTATGAATACAGTAAGATGGTCATTCTATTGTTCCTCATTGTATTATTGGTGTACCTGCTTCCCACATATCCCAAACCGGTGGTAATCGAAAATTTTTTGAGTGAAAATGAGCGTATCCATATTAAACAAGAAGCAAAAAGCAAATTGCACGTATCAACTGTAGATAAGGATAGAAGGGTTGATGAACAAATACGAAAAAGTGAGACAGCTTGGTTAAGCACTGAAGACCCTATTGTTAGACGTGTCGTAGAACGATGTGTGAGTCGTACCGATAGACCGATCGAAAATTGTGAACAACTCCAGGTTTTACGGTACACAGAGGGTGGACACTACAACCCTCACCAAGATGTCTTTTATCAAGACAAAAATAAGAGGTTATACACTTTCATCATAGCTCTCAATGATGAGTATGAGGGGGGTGAAACAGCTTTCCCATATCTAAATGAAAAATATAAACTCAAGGCTGGTGACGCGCTCTTCTTCCATACACTGGATAACTATGGATTGGATACATCCGATGCTTTACATGGTGGGCAACCTGTAAAGTCCGGGGAGAAATGGGTTTGTAATTTATGGGTGCATAAGTATCCTTATTAAAGAATTAGGTCACTAATAAAGCAATGTTTAGTTATTATATTGAACCCAAAGTTTATAGAAATTTTTTAACGAAAGAACAATGTGATTTTCTTATAAATTGTAAAGGTGATATATCTGATTACAAAAGATCAAAATTTTATGTAAGAGATAAAAAAGGTAATAACAAGTATATTAACAGTCATACAAAAAGAATGTCTCCAGAATTGGGATTACCTATTACTAAAATATGCTCGAATAAACTGGGTATACCAATCAATAAATTTAAGGGATTATCAGTTGTAAAATATGAGAAAGGGGGGTTTATTCCCAAACATACAGATTCTGGTGATACAATGCCTAGACCGTACACAATTATAATTTACTTAAATGACAACTATACAGGTGGTGAAACACATTTTCCAATGTTAAATAAAAGTTTCAAACTGAATATAGGAGATGCTTTATTTTTTCATAATAGAGACTCTAGTGGTTTTGATACTCGTATATCGTCACATGAAGGAAAACCTGTTATTTCTGGTCAAAAATATATAGCTAATATATGGGTATATGATAAAACCCCACCGATGGAAATCATTACATGATATTTATGGGTGCATAAGTATCCTTACTAAGACAAATCTAAACCTGGTGATCTTATGTCCGAATATTTTTCCTTGAGTTCTGAACTAAAATCATTTGGATGTAAAGCTATCAACATACGTCGATTCGCGATGTGAAATGCCTCAACGAGGGATTTGTTCTGTGCTCCATATGGAACCGCGTAGTGATTATCCACCAACCACTTGTTCACATTGGTCCATACTCCATCTTCGGAGACCCAAACCTCTCCAAGTACACGACCAAACTTACCCCTAGAATCCGCCTCCGGGCATCTGAGTTCGATTTCAACGTCATCCTTCTCAGATGCGACAGCCTTGAGACACCATTCCTTGAGCTTCTTTTTCGATAGGAGACCGAAGACCTTCTCCTCCTTATCCGAAGTGCGAGATTCGGGTGTATCGATCCCTAGAAGACGGACACGCTGCTTTGTGCATACATCAAAACCTAAGTCGATGTTCACGTCAATAGTATCACCATCGACAACCTTCGCGAGGGAGGATACACGATAGATAAATGTGCAGGGTTCAACACTGTAAGTGGACATCTTATAATAGTAGTTGTACTTAAAACTTTAATACTTCTTTAATTAATGTTAGGTACATATACAGAACCACGTATTATAAAAAATTTTATATCTAGAGATGATTGTGAGTTTATCATGAAATATAAAACTTTAACACCAGATTTATTTGAAGACGACACAGTAGAATGTGTGGATGATAGTCAAATTGACCAACATATCAAGGATCTGATCAAATATGATAGACGACTTGTCAAAATTAGCTATATTGGTGATTATTCAATTCCCGTAATTAAAAAAATTTACAACGCATGTGCTAAATTGATACATTCATCAATTGATTGTATAGAAAAATTTAACATCACTAAATATGAAATTGGTGGTTTTTTTAAAGAACATGTGGATGAAATGGGTGAAATGACTGGGTATGGTATTAGAACTCATACATTAATTATTGCATTAAATGATTCTTATCAAGAAGGTGAGACAGAATTTCCATATTTAAATAAAAAATTTAAAATGAAAATGGGTGATGCTTTACTTTTTCATAATTTAGATTCAAATGGTGAATATACAAGATTAGCTTCTCATAGAGGTAACGTAGTCAAATCTGGTGAAAAATGGATTTGTAACTTATGGATACATGATAAACCATTACCAGTTAATGAAAGAATGAAAAATATTTAATCTTCTAAGTATTTTTTAGCAAATTCTCGAGTGAATTGATCCGGGTGTCTTATTATTAATTTAATTCTATTCATATAGTGAAACTCTCTAATACTGTTATCAGTCTTATCAGCTTCGTAAGGAATTGCATGGGAATTATCAATCATCCATTTATTAATATTTACCAAACCACGTGAAGGTTCATCTATCCAAAGTTCCACGAGTAAATTACCATATTTATCTTTAAAGTTAGCTTCTGGGTATCTAATTTCCATTACAACATTATCTCTAGGACTCGAAAAACTTAATGCACACCAATCATTTAGTACAGATTTTGAACATTCCCCAAAAATTTTGTTATCTACATCATTCGAATTACAACTATTAGTTCTAATACCAATAAGACTGAACCGCTCCATTTTAAGTTTACCGAAACCTAGATCAATTATTCCATCAAATGTATTACTATCCAAAACCTTCCTAATGCATATTAATTTACATTTAAGATTGTAAGTTTTACAATTATAAAGAGTAAGATGACCCATTTATATTAAAATTACACTTAAAACTTTAATACCCTCATATATTAGATGAAGTGTGTGGCTACTTTTTCTGAAAATAGTCTGTACAAAATAAAACTAGCAAAGACTCGTAAGAATGTCCTTGAATCTATCTACCAACGACCATGTATCGCGGAGGTGAGACCAATCAAGGAGAATCTGAGACTTCGTTTACGCTTCACAGAAGCGATAAAAGAAGCACAGGAGATGTGTGAAATAGATAAGAATTCATCTGAATGTCATTGGGCCTGGTATGAAGTGGATGAATTAGAAGATGCTATACTACGTCTATATCCCGATAGACCGTAACAATTGGGGGGTCATCTTCATATCCATAATAACGAATTGATATTCCAAAAAGTTTCATCATTTCTGGATCAACATAGTCGTTAATTTCTCTTTTCCAATTTTTTATAGTTGTTTGAAAATATTCAATTCCATTATCCGAAAATACACAAATACGCATGAATGGTGTACTACGCACCTTTCTCATATATTCGTGTACAGCCTCGGGTAAAGGTGATGCCCTCATGTATGCCGATTTAAGGATATTAATAACGTAGTATCCGTGTGAATCACAAATTATATTGACTTGCATTTCAGGGAACCCTTTGATAAATGCTTCGAAATCCGCA